ACAACTCAAACTTGTCCTCTCGGGAGCTGTTTGGCCTTGCGAATAAAAGCACAGCCTAGCGCACTTCGCGCCAGATCTCTTGGGGTCATCTCTTACCCATTAGAGGTTCACTGTGGCTCTGACTATCTTAGAGGCTGCGAAACTCGCAGCTAACAACGGCGAGTACAAGAAGGCCGGTGTGCTTTCTTCGTTTGCAGAATCGTCTCCGTTACTTCGCGCCATGCCTGTCGTGACTATTCCTGGCAATAGTTATGCTTGGGTTCGTCAAGCCGACCTTCCGTCGGTAGCGTTCCGCGCTGTCAATGCGGCCTTCACTCCCAGCGAGGGTCACGTTGAAACTCGCACCGAGGCACTCAAGCTCGTCGGTGGCGAAGTAGACGTAGACCGCGCACTGGTCCAGCAGATGGGGCCAGATATTCGCAGCGTGCATGAGCGGATGAAGGCAATTGCCCTTGGCCAATCGGTCGGCGCAAAGATCATGTCCGCATCGCTCGCAACGAACCCTCTTGAGTTCGACGGCATCCGCGCTCGTTATGGCGGACTGGCTCCGGTCGCAGCGACCAACGTTTTGTCGATGTCTAATGGTCCGCTGTCGATCAAGAAGCTCGACGAAGCGATTGATGCAGTCGATAACGTCGCTGGTCGCCGTGTGCTCGTGATGAGCCAAGCGATGCGCCGTAACATCACCGCATTTCTTCGCACGTCCGTCTCGATCCAGACTACTCGCGATGAGTTCGGCAAGCAGGTCTACACCTACAACGGCCTCGACATCCTTGAGATGGACGAGAACGGCAACACCAGCGGTGCATCGCCAGCAGATACGACCAACCAGTCGGTCTACTGCATTGCGCTCGGCGAGAGTGGCGTGCATTTGATCGAAGGCATGGGCGGCATCAGCGTCCGTGATCTTGGCGAGATTCCAACTGCGCCAGTCTATCGCACGCGCATTGATTGGGCTGTCGGCCTCGTCGATGAAAGCGTCCGTTGTGTGTCTCGCGTGTATGGCATTACCGATGTGTCCGCAGTCGCATAACTAAGGATCAATCAAATGGCTTTCTCAATTAGTCAATATCCAATCGGCGGCACGCTAGATTCTGGGTTGGTCCTTCGGGCGGCTGGATCAGCTGCGATTACTACTGCAGTCACCACAGATTCGGCTCGATTGCATTTGGGCAACGGGGCCACTGACTTTACGGTCGTTATCGATGTTACAGCAATGACCGTAGCTACTGGGACATTCAAGTTCACGGTCGCTGGCTCTGATGCTTCATCGGGTGGTGATCTCTACGTCGTAAATATGTTAGAGATTGGAGCCACAGGCACGATTTCAGGCATTTGCGGATTGACTCCACCTGGCAATCGGACCACTGGGCGATACATGCTGAAATGCACCAACATCATCACAGCAACCGGTGGTGACACCAGAGCGTGTCCATATGTCTTTCTACGACTCATTACTGGCGCAACAATGGGGTCGATCACCTATTCTGCCTTCATCTCTGTTGACGCTAGCTAGACAGAAACCAGCTGGGGGAATAACCCCCAGCAGGCTAAGGAAAAACAATGAACCAAAACACATTAGATCAGACACTCGACCAGGCTCTAGTTTTTGGGCCGATTACCACTACCGGAACAGCGGGCGCATCTCAAGTCATTGACATTGGCACTGGGTTGGTGAACTTTGACGTTGTCTATCGGATATCAACTTGCGTTCTTAGTACAGATGAATCCTATCAGATATTGATCTACGGTGGACCAACAGCAGCAACTGTTACCAATAACATCCTTTCTTTGTCGACCTATGGCAAAGGCAGCTCGTTTGGATCCTCAGTCAATAAGCCCGTGGGGACTTACATCGAGTCGTGCAACAACACCACTACTCTTGGGACTCATACAACCATGGAAGAGCAAGTAGTGACCTATGCAAGGTACATCGGAATGGCAGTTGTTTCAGCTGGCGTTGCACCGTCAATAGTTGTCCAAGCAAACGTCGTCATCTCTAGGTAGTGACCAGCAATGGCTGTTAAAAAGTTCCTGCTTTCTATCGGCCAAAGCAACGCTGCCCAGGTTGGAACGCCAGTGTCTGACTGGCTCGGTGTACATCCAGAGTTGAACTTCAACAACACATCCAGCAATGTTGTTGGTCCATACTCGGACACCTTCACGATCCTTGGCGGCTTCCCTGGCTATTCGACGGTCAATATCAAAGGGCTTGCCACTAATTCGATCCGATACTTGACCGGATACAACCCATCTGCCACGGGCTATCCGTCCTATCCTGGCGCATTCCGATCATCAGCGGCCACCAGCAGCACGACCTTAGCCACGGATCAATACTGGCTGACGGGCGGCTCGGCCTTCAATGTGGTAAGGAAGACCACAGGTGAGACGCGCACTGCCACCGTTTCCGCAACTCAATCGTTGACTCTAAGCTCTGCCTTCTCTTCGGGTGTTTTGATCGATGAGCAGTTCAGCTTTTCTATTCTGGCAGTAGCTTCTGGCTCGACATCATCGGTCAATCTCAACGCCTCATGGATTCGCGGACCGTTTCTAGATGTCTACGCCTCGACATACTACGGCAGCTTGACTGGCTTAGAGCTTGCCTGCACCTCTGGAGCAAATGCAGGAGCGTCTCGGATCATTTCTTCTGTCACCAGTTCCGGGCAGACAGTCAACGTCTCCGCATTCGCAAATGCCATAGCTAGTGGAGACGCTTTCACGATCAGGCCGCAGAACGCCGTCCCGTTTCACAAGTTCGCGATGTTCTTGCCTTGGACCCCTTACGAGGCTGCGGCTGATTCGACAACCTATCCGCTCAAGATCAATCCAATGCCGCCGGGCTTCAATTGGCCCAATGCAGGTATGGATAGCTACCCGTTCAACTCATTCTCTACAACCAATCGGATCTCTCCGAATGCGGTGGCGTATCACACGGGATTGGCTTGGCGGCTTAGTCAATTCTACGGCGAGCAAATCTACGTAGCATCACTTGGCATTGGGGCAACAGCCTTGCAGCCAACAGTGGTTGGCATCAGCAATATTATCGATGTGGTTGGCTGGCTAGACCCAAACCAGATGCGAGACTGGCACGTCGGCGGCACCAACAATCTCTACGCCAGGCTGATGGATGTGCTCGACTCCGCGAATCTCGCGGCATCGCTCGAGGGCAACACCTTGGAGTGCGTCGGCGTAGTCATGGTGCAAGGCGAAAACGATACCCCGCTAATCGCTGCACTCGACTACGAAACCAGCCTGCGCTCGTTCAAAAACGCGATCAGGTCTGCGATCAAATCTCGGTCGATGTTCGCTGGTGCCGAGTCCACGATCCCTTGGGTGCATCCAAAAATCTCGCTGCTCGGCAATGCGGACGTAGTGCGTGACGCAGTACAAAAACTAGCAGACCAAGATCGCTACTTTCGCACCTGTGAGACTTCCGACATCGCCAGAGATGTCAACGCTGCGATCCACTACAGCGCAATCGGGATGGTGCAGCTTGAGGCTCGCTGCCTTGAGCAACTTCAACTGATCGCAGCCTCTGGTGCCGTTTCTGAGTCTGCCTTAGTGGTCGAGACCGGATCTGGCCTCGCCACAGCAAACAGCTACTCGACACTTGCAGAGGCCACGACCTATTTCGACGCTCGCTCAAAGCCGAGTGCTTGGGTTGCTGCAACATGGCAACAAAAAGAACAGTCCCTGCGGATTGCCACGGCATACCTCGACTCGGTCTACGGCTCACAATGGATCGGGATGCGCCTATCTGGGGCGCAGGCTCTCGATTGGCCAAGGTCTGACGCTTACGACATGGCTGGCGAGATCATCGAACTGGCGGTCCCACAGCGGCTCAAGAGTGCCTGTGCCGAGATTGCCGCAAGGTATCTTGCGGATCCAGCGCAGCTGCTCCCAGATACCGAAGCCGGCCAGGATGGCGTGGCATCCGAGACCGTCTCGGTTGGGCCGATTTCAATTTCATCGAGCTACGAAGGCTCAAAGAAAAGTGCGCCGATCTTTCACACGGTCTATCGCCTACTGATCTCTGCTGGCTTGATCGAAAGCAGCAGCTGGGCCAAGCGATGAACGCTGCCGCAGTTGCTCGCCAGGTCTATCGGGCGGTTGCGACTGTTGGCCAGTCGGTGACGTTTCATATCAAGACAACGGCGGGAACCTACAGCCCGACCACCGGCAACAAGACTGCGGCAACCATCTCGCAGGTCTCGGCGATGTGCTCGCCGCCGCTTGAGTACCAGCAAGACCTAGGCAGCACGCTACCGATCAGGCAAGCGGCAAGCTCACTGATCCTGCCGAGCTACCAGCTGACATTTGTGCCGACCCTTGTGCAGTCTGTCACTATTGGCGGCGACCACTGGGTCGTGCTCGAGGTGCAGTCGCATTCGATATCTGCGACCGTTGTGGCGTGGGAGCTCAAGTTGCAGAAGGGGTTCGCATCTGAGCCATGAGCGACAACAAGAAATCAGCCGACAAGTTCAAGCTCGATCTCGCCAAGATCTTTGACAGCGTTGTGCCAGGCAAAGTTATCGCCATGCACCAAGAAATTGCCGTCGATGGTCTGCGTCGGCTGATTGCGAAAAGTCCTGTCGGCAATCCGTCAATCTGGCAATCAAACCTAGACAGCTCTGGCAATCGACGCAGCAAGCGAAGCAAGAAGATCAGAAAGCCGAAGGGCTATGTCGGTGGCCAGTTTCGCGGCAACTGGCAAATGTCAATTGGATCGTTTGACACTGCGGAAGTGGCCGGCATCCGCAGTCCTTCTGCGACCATGTCGGCTGGTGAGTCTGTGGCAAAAAGGCTCAAAGACTTTGGCGTTTCGCATCTGCAAAATAACCTGCCATATGCACAGCGACTCGAGGAGGGCCACAGTGGCCAAGCTCCAATGGGGATGATCGCTTTAACATTTGGCGAGATGAGCATCTTCGCCGGGCAGCTTGCTTCGCTCTACTCGAGCGAACAGATCAAGGACGGTGGATCGTGACTGCTTCCGCTATAGCTAGCGCGATTCGGCTCAGGTTCCAAACCTTGATCGCTGGGCCACAAAACCTCCTGACGTTTTACGACAACCAGGACGAGAGCACAGCGCCACCGAGTGAGAGATGGTGCCGAGTTTCCGTTCTGTTTGGCGAGACGCGCCAGGCATCATTTGCAGCGACTGGCCAGCGGCAGTATCGCACGACGGGCCTGTGCTCAGTCGAGATCTACCATCCCATCGGTGGCGGTGACGGTCAGCAACTAACCTTGGCAGACACCATCGTCGCGGCATTTCGTGGCGTTGGGTTGTCATCGCCGCCAATCTTTTTCCAATCTCCTTCCGTCACTGCGGGTTTCATGGACGGCCCATGGTGGAAAAGAAACGTCCAGATCACCTTTTCAAGTGACGACTACCAATGACAAGCTCTAACCAACTCAGAATCGCGTTCGTCGAGGAGACAACCTTTGGGGTTACTCCATCGAGTCCAACCATGTTGACGATCAACTCGACAGGTCACGGACTTGGCAACCAAAACAAGTTTGACCAAGACCCGACAATCCGATCCGACCGCAACGTGACCGACCTCGTTCGCATGGACCGGACGGCTGGCGGTGCGATCAACTACGCTTTGCGATACTCACCCAGTGCTGGCGCAGAAAGCACGCTGATGCGCTATGCGCTGCAAAGCGGGGCAGAGGTGGCAACTGTTAACACAACTGGCGAAACAAAAATTGCCGTCACTTTTACGCTTGGTGCTACTAGTTTTTTTACTACCGCATCGCCCCATAGCCTAGTTGTCAACGACATCGTGCAGTTCACCACAACTGGAACTCTGCCGACTGGTGTATCGCTAATCACCAACT